CTATCCCAACATTCCATTTTTGTTTATCACTTACCGTTGCATTAATCTTGTCTAATTCATCTGAATGTTTATCTACTTGATTTTTAACTTCGTTGAAACCGTCTTTAAAACTAGTTATTTCTCCACTTATTTTTTCTAAGTGTTTTTCAGAACGTTCCTGTGATTGATAGTTTTTTTCTTGTATTGCGTTTTGAGTATCAATCTTACCGTTTAAAGCGATAATTTGCTTATCAGTCTGATTGATCCGTTCATAAATTTTACCGTTACTTCTTTCAAATTCGTGGCGTTTAACGTAATCATTTTCTTCTGACAATCTCAGCACCTCCGAAGAATGCAAGTCCCACGTTTATCATGGTTATCGTGGCGAACTGCAAAGGTGATAACCAGTTAATCGCATTGTAGACACTTGCTGATGTCATAAAAAAATAGAAGATTGCATTTCCGCAACCTCCTATTAATATGAGATAGTCAAAGATATGGTTTAATTTTTGTTTTGGTAAAAAAAACGGTGCGATAATGATAAAAATACTACAAATCATTCCTAAAACGCCCCATACCCAAATTGGCATGATGTGATGAAGCGCTAAGTAGAAATCACTATCATCAAGAATATCATTTTGTTCTTTCGTCCAAAAGAAACCACGTTCAAACTCTAATAAACCTATTCCACTAAGCAAAACAACAACTAGTGAATAAAGTATCGTGTTCTTTTTCAAAGTATTACACCTTCTTTCTATTAAGTTTCAGTAACATCTGCAATCATTTCACCTACGTTTATATTATTTGTTGCATCGTACCAAATTCCCCAACCTGCTGTATTGCCCATCTTATTGCGTGAATAAAATACATGACGATTGAATGGGAAGAATAACACTTTCTTATAACTACTACTTCTTGCCATAACAAGTAAATAACCGCTTTGATTATTTGGATCGGGTGAATTAACTGGGTTGTATGCATAATAAAAACCTGACGCGTCAATACCACTCATAGTATAGAGGTCAGGGTTATCAATTCTAGGAATATATCCGTTGTCATCAGTAAATGTGAAACGTTGTAATTGCGCATTAGCAAGTGCTTCGTCGACCTTTTCTTTAATCATTTTATCGAAATCAGGTAATTCAACTGATTGCGGGTTGGTAACGTCCCCTACATTTGCTTTACCATTTAATCGTGTAGTGAGTTGTTCATTCGTGGGATAGTTTTCAAGTAACGTATTTAATTCACTTTCAGTGATAAAGTTTTCTGTTCCATTTTCAAGTTCCTTTAATGTTTCCAACACTTTATCGTCGATTGAGTTTAGTCTATCTATAAGATCTTTTTGTGTGTTTTCTGCAAATGCGTTCATGTCATTTTTCATATCATTCACTTGTTTAATGAAAGCATTTTTCTGTGCATTTACAAACGCAGTAAAATCAGCTTGTGCTGTCTCGATATCGCTAAAGTTTTGAGATACATTTTCAATTTTCTTTTTGAAGTTATCAATTAAATCGTCAATTTCACGAATATAACTAATTTTGATATCGGCATCAATTTGATTAATCAACGCATCTTTGACATAGAAACGGAATTCATTTAATACAACAGTATCTTTGCGACCAACAGCTTTAATGTAAATTTGACCTGTCACATAAGTATCTGTTGCAGCTTTTAAGAAGTTGTTATCCAAAGTAAGTTGAATGATACCTTGCATCGGATTAACGTAATCAACTTGAACACGTCCAGTTGACGATCCATTATCAGATACAAAGTAAGCATAAATATCAGTATTTACTTTACTGATTTCTAATGGATAATCTTGTTTTCTTACTTGAAACGTTAAAACTGCTGTATTGATATCCATGTTGTAAAAACCGATATTCTCATCAGTAATAGGTTTCAAACGTGGCTCATCAACAACTGTGATTTTCGCTTCTTTTTTCAAACCGTCCATTTAAAAACCTCCTTATTTTTTAGTAATAATCTTATTACGAATATCAAACGGTGCGGGTTTATTTGGATAGATTTGTTTGAATGTTTGCTCTTTTTGATTTCCATATCCTGTTGAAGTAAACATTTGAACAGCATTATGAGAATGACTAGGTGTAAATTTAACATTAAGTACCATATTCAATACTTTTGCATATCCTTCTTTTCTCATTACATCTACAACTGCCATAACTTCATTTGTCCGTTTAACATTGTCGGGTGTTGTTGTAGAAAATTGAACAGGTGCCACTGCATGTAACGGAATAGTATGAATGCCAGCCGGTAATTTATGTTCAATTTTAAATAATTGACGTCTTCTTGTTTTGCCATTACCACTAAATGGATTGTAGTTTTGTGCAATTCCCGGATTAACCCCGAATACTGTATCTTTAGATAACTGAACTGTGATTGATCCATTTAATTCAACAAAACCATTGGCAGTGACTTTAAACCGTTGTTGTGTCATCAACATACGTTGATATCCATCTTTGGCGATAAGTGAGAATGGTTTAACGCCAGAATTGTTATAACGACTACTATATACAAACGATTTAACAATAGGTTCGTTTGCTGTTTTTCCGTTTTGGCCGTTATAAAGACTTGATAATCTTAAAAGAATATTTCCTAAGTAATATACGCTACGCCACATTTCTTCTGCGCCTCTAGGTTTACCAGCACGACCTTCATATACTTCAGGTAAGAATGATGTAATACCTTTCGTGATACCAACCCAATTTGAGAATGACGCTAATGTACTTGAACCCCAAGTAACATAATCACCATAATTCGATAATTCCATTAAAAGTTGTGTCATTTCATTATTAGGTTGATTTGCAAATCTAGGGTAGAATAAGCAATAGTCACTAACTTGAGATACAATGTTGTGGCAGTCCATATGTGCTGTAATTTCGTCTAAACTTTCAAC